AGAGATAGGTGTTGTTCTTGTTAGATCAGAACTATCACCATCTAGTGTACCAAGACCAACTTCAAACTCAGCTGCTGTTCTGTGAACTATTGCATAGTAAACAGTATTACTGTTACCAATACCTGCTGCAAAAGTTTCGAAACCAGATACAGCTCCACCAAGCGCAACAGCGCCTGTGCCGGTTGTAGTTGTGGTTTCTCTAACTCTATCGTTTAAGACTAGTGCCATTATGTATCCTTACGCAAGTCTGATGATAGCATTACTAGCGTCAGCTGCTGGAAACTGCACTACAAAATCTCCGTTAGTTGCAGTCTTCGTGCCACCAAAATCTAGAACTACACAAATTTTGTCACTGTTAGTATCGTTGTAAATCATGGCGCCTACAGCAGATAAAGTTACAGATGAAAAAGTAAGATCTGCAAAATCAACTGTAGCAGTTGTGCTATCGGATGAAACAGCCTGACTAGATAAGGTGTTACCTCCAGATGTATAATTTGTGCCAGAAGAACTAACTTGGTTTGTAGTTGTAAAAGCTGTAGTAGATGCAGTTAGACCAGATATATCTGTGTATAACGCTAACTTAAAACTATTACCACCACTTGCAAAATTATGTGTGCCAGACAGAAGCTCTGTCTTAAAAGATGTAGGTATAACATTTGCCATATATTTTCTCCTCTTATTACGGTGTTGGTGAATTTAAAGGTATACGAAGCACACCATCTCTGTATTCGTCCCTGCGTCTTCGACCTTGTTGTTCGGCCGCAAACGTTTGTAAAGCCTCCTGATAAGAAGACTCATACAGTTGTATCATATTATCAGGACCTTTCAAGAATTTAAAGGTTTCTACCAAACATGCATACAACAGTAAATCTGGTTGTTTAGTTGATATCTCAGTGGTTGTAGAATCACTCGTGGTTATTGTAGTCGGCTGTTTTATGTAAGCCATTGTTAAATCATAAGCAGCATCTGGGGTTGGTGCCACTACCCAATTATCGTTGTCCCAGTGAGCATAATATTTTGGTTTTGCTCTATCACTAGAATTATCTGGATCGGGATGATAAGTGGCTATAAACGAAGAATCCACCTGTTTTAAAAATTCTTGGTCAGAGGTGCTGTTATCTGTGATTTGAACATATCTAATTATTCTAGTCCCGGTTGGCACAGTTATGTATCTGTTACCAATCGTGGTTTGTGACACCGCATAAAATTTAGTATCATCAGAATCCACACTCCTAAATATTCTTGCTTCTGCGTTTTTGACAATAGTGTTGATGATAGAATCACTTAATACAGTATCATCGACCTCAGTATAATCTCTAATTGCAGATCTTAATGTTGACAAACTAAATGACATATTAATTTTCTATAGTGACAGGGCCAGCTGTGGCTCTGCCTCCTCCTCCCCTAATATTACCAGTTGTTGCTGTATCTGTCGATACACTGAAAGTATATGTATCAGCATCCACTTTGGTTATAGAATAACCAGATGAGTTTTCTAAATTAGCTTTTGTTATACCATCAAAACTGTCAACACTTCTAAATCTAACGGTGTCACTTGATGATCTGCCATGTGTTCTTTCAGTAACAGTTATCGTGCTAGAACCTGATGAACCTGTCTTAAATGCATTTACACCTAATAATTGTGGCACTGCAGTTTCATCTCTGTCTGTTCTAACATTTTGTAGTGACACTGCATCGGCTGGATGTGGTCCCGGCTGCACTTGTGGTGCCTTTGCCTCAAACTCTGTCGTGTGCACAAAAGATCCGTTCCATTCAAAAACCATTTCATTATATGGAAACGCAAGACCACTACGATCTGATATTGCTTTTGAGTATCTTCCTTTGGCAAACTTAGGCATTTGGATAATAATTCTGTGGTGTTATATAAGTGCTTGATGAAGACCCGTCCTCTGTCAAAGCTCTTTGGAACTCATCTTCATATAAAAGTTTTAAACCTTGAACAGCTTCTGGTTTGTATTTTTGTGCAAGGTAGTATGATAAACCAGACACCATGCAAGGGACAAATCTGTAAGGCACATCGGCTGTGTTAGTATAGACACCCGCATCTTGTATTCTTTTTAAATAATACATGTGCGCATCTTTTGAGGCCGCATTAGAGTCAGGTGTTGGATAAAAAGTTACAACAACTTTATCTATAAATCTCTGCACATAGTATTGATTGGGTGTGCCCTTGTTGAGTTTGTTAGATATAGCAGAATAAGTTGACCTATTTATTTTTGTCATTGAAGAATCTGTCTGTGTAGTTTGAGTTCTATTAGATCTAAAAGTCATTTCTAAAACATCCTCCACACCATACACATCTGCAGGAGCAACAGTCACAGCACTTGTGCCATCAGTGGTTGCTCTAAAAAAGGTGTATTCTGCTTGTCCCTCGACAAGATCAATGTTTGTTTCTGCTAGTTCCCAATAGTGTAAACCTCTGTTGGCCCACTCTTGAAGCATTATGTTTAGAGATCTTCTTGCTGACGTAAGATGATATCCTGTGATATCCCTCATGCCAACACGTTCATATGCCTCCTCGAATACCTCATCGATAGGAAAACTATTTTCAAATACGTTAGTGCCAGAAGTCGCCATGTGCTACTCCTAATAAATTTTCTTAAATTCTGCTATACAAGTATATGTGTTACCAGAATCAGCTGCCGCAGCTACAACAAAGTTTACATCACTTTGGTTACTGTTAGATGATTTATCAGCAGGTATGCCACCAAACTCTCTGAAATCCCAGTAGCCTGAGTCTATTAAAGTTATGATTGGAATATCTCCATCTGAATCTTCTTCATCTAAACGTGCAAAAGCATCACCGCCATCACCGTTAGCACATGACCACCATATTCTTTGTAGTGATAAGTGTGCAACTGCGTTGCCATCATCATCAGACGTTAGTGCTGATACATCACCAAATACAGTTGTGCCGCCTGTTCCGTCAGACTGAACAACTATTTTGATCGTAACTCGTTTGTCGTTTTGTTGTAGGATTGTTGGTCCTGTTACTGTGTCTGCCATGTTCCCTCCTTAATCAAGAACGTGTGGGCCCGAAGGCCCACATTAGTTAATTTTAACTGTCAGCGAAAGGTGTCGCTTCAGTTCCTGTACCGATTAGTACAGCTTCTACTAAGTATTCGTTATCAGCGATAGCAGTGATTGTCACTGTGCTACCTCTGTCTCCACCTGTAGTGCCACCATTCATACTAATAACATCGTTACTAGATGCAGGTGCAAATGAACTATTAGTGCCGTCTGCAACATTAACAACAGTTGCGTGACCAACAAATTTGTCAGTTCCGTCTGTTTTAATATCACAATCTGTGCAGTCTGTTCCAATCACAAATTTATAAACAGCACCAATGTGACTGTTTACACTTAGATCGTCAGCACCCGCAACAGCTGATGCACTGTTAGCAGCAATAGTTGGTAGAGTTACCGCGCCGTCAGCGTCGTTAATCTCTATAACTTTACCTGCATGATCAGCAAAAGTTAGAGTTGTTTCTGCCGTAATACCTACAACTGAGTCTGGACCTGCAGTCACAAACCCTCTCATAGATCTTACTGGACCTGAAAAGTTAGTTTTACCCATGGTAATAATCCTCCTAGTTTATGCCAATATAGTCTCTAGGCCGTCGACTGCGCGCGTCTATATCAGCTAAATAATCGCAGTGTTTTGAATATACGCTTTTAATATGGTGATTGCAAATAAAAAGGGCGGCCGAAGCCGCCCTCTTAATCTGTTTGATCAAACGCTTATGCGCCTGGAGAACCAAACATACCACGCCAGTCAGAGAAGCCGAAGCTGTATCTTTCCCTAGCTTTGTATCTTACGTTTCCAGTATCAAAGTCGCCTTCCATAGCAGTTTTTAAGTTTGCTCTGTTGAACATTTTCATTCCGTTAGGAACGTCAGTTTTAATGAAGAACGCGTCTGTATCTGTTAGGTAGTTGTTTACCACGTATCCTTGTGGCAACATACCTTTAGAAGATAGTGCGTTCAAATCATTGTCAGCAGTGCCAACTCTTGCTGGTGATCTTAAGATTCTTTCAGCTGTAAATTGTAGCTCAGATGGAATGATTAGTTTCAATCCACGAGCCGCGATTTTAAAGCCTCTTTCATCTTTAAATGCAGCAATGTCAATCATCGCTTGCTCTAGTGAAGTTTCACTTAAGTCAGCAGATGTTGATAGCTCATTCGCAAGACTTCCTGCAGATTGCGTTGGGTGATCTGTTGCAAATAATTCTTTGCCGTCACCACCTGGGAATGAACTGTCGAAGCCATTGTTAAGAACGTTAGCTGATTTGATTTGCTTAGTTTGAGCCATAGATCTTGCTAGTGCTTTTGTGTAACGAGTTGCGATTCTGTCATACAAGTTGTCCTCGATTGCTTCCTCAGTGATTGCGAAAGCAAGAGCAACTGTTTCGTGTGTATAACGAGAAGTGAACGCTTCGTTAGCAGTGTCAAAAGTCACAGCTGAACCTTCAGCTTTTACCGCAGCGTTTGCGAAACCAGATAACATTACTTCTTCTTCGAAAGCTCTGTCAGAATTCTCGATGTCGTAGATTTCTGTATGCTGGTTTTCGTAGTTTTTATACTCAAGTCCAAATAATGCATTCAGACCTGGCTCAAGCTCTTTAGCGAGCTGTTGTCTTGATATAGCCATATAATAATCCTCCTAAATGCTATTATAGTTGTGTTTTATGAGCATGTTCATTGAACTGCACTACGTAGTTCGCATGAATTGCTAGTTCGTTATTTTGCGGGTCACCAGTAAAAGCAATTGCTTTTAATTGACCGTCTGTTGCAGCTAGGTCAGACACATCCAACTCTAAACCAGATATACCAGTTGTAGTTGAACCTGAATGAGTAGCAACAGTGTCAGCAACTTTACCGATGTCTGCCGCAGCAGCAGCTGTAGCTGAATCACCTTGTATCAAGAATCTTTGATACGGGTTATCAAATACAAATGCTTTGATTTTTCCCTGCGTAATATTCGTTTGAGAATAAAAGTTAGAGAACTTAGGTTTTCCTGTTGAAGGGTCACTTTCAATTAAGCATCCATTGAACACTCCGATACCATCTTCGTTTGATACAGCAGCTTGGATGTCTATGAATCCAGCGTTACTTGTATCGATCTCAACGATATCACCTTGGAAAATTGAGTTAGACTGGTTGTCTTTAATCTCATATTCCGTAGTTTGGAAAGTTGTTCCACCAACACTATTACCTATAGGTCTTAGACCAAATGGGCTGTCTACATTAGCCATATGTTTTCCTCCTTAAAGGTTTTATTGTTAGCGGTGGTAGGAATTACTAAATAATTAGTTTTTCGAGCCACCAAAAGTTACACGAGTCTGTCGATCTTCATTGATCGGCATACTTGGGTGCTGTTCCTTCAGTAAGTCGGTAGAGATAGCTTCATTGCCATCTTGCGTCTTTTGTTGGAAGTACTCTTCACGAGACTTCGCGACCTCTTCTGGTATCCTAGCCAGCAATAGGCCACCAACCCCTATGACTCCTGCGTAACGACCTTCGTTAAGACTTG